AATATTATATTTTTTTAATATTTCTTCACTAAACAGCCAGCCTCTATCTATAGCTAGTTGTAATGCTTCTATTAATTTTAAAGCATGTTCTAAAGTCTCTATTTGAAGATATTTATCACACTCAAATGAATTTCTAATTGATAATCCAAAATAACCTGAATGGTTAAATGAATTTCTTTTAATTATTTGAGCATTTCCATGTGAATGAGTTGCTGAATAATAAGTATAAAATTTTATAATTTCTGAAATTAATTTATCTTTTGATTTATCATTAGTTATATCAGTTATATTAATCATTATTATTTCCTTTAATTATTGAACTTCTTGTTCGATTAAATAATTATCATGATTGATCTTTTTAGCTAACTTAAACATTTGAGGCCAGCATGCTTGACATTCACTTAAATCGAGCTTGTATAATGCTCTGGAAGCAGCAACATATAAGATATTAGTTTCTTCAGTCGATGGTACTCCTTCATCTGATGGAAATTTAAAATCGTTTGCAAGTCTAACTATCGGCCATTCAAGACCTTTTGATTTATGCGCAGTAGTTATTGTTACATCGGATTCTAACGGATCTTCAGTAGTTGACTCTAGGATTGATAAGAGTTTTTCTCGTCCATATTTTTCAAGCAAACTTAAGACTGGTTTTAAATCTCCTCCCATTGGTGATTTTGCATATTCCTGCAAATCAATAAAAGAAGTAAATAAGAATAAGTCTGGATGATTGGTATAACCACTAATTTTTAATTGAAAAATTGAATTAATTAAGTAAGTTAATGGTTGGGTTCCTCCAAGAATGTGAACTGAGTAACCTTGATTGAGCATGTTAATCGTTTCAGAAATAACGCCTTTGTTTGTACGACAAATCACACAATCAACTTTATCAATTGGTGTGTATGAAACTTCTGATGTAATATCATCATTTCCATGAAAAGGAATGTATTCAAATTCATGGGGATAGTATGACTGGATGATTTGATTTGACATATCAGCAATTGATTCACCAAACCGAAATGATCGAGTGATATATAACTTTTGCAAATTCTTATCTTGTAAGGCATTAACTGCACCACGCCAGGCATAGATTTGCTGGAACTGATCACCGACAAAGATTTTCTGGCATTTCTGATTCTTGATTACTTGTGCGATTACTGGATTACTATCTTGATATTCATCAAAGAAAATGTAATCTTTATTTATGATTGGATTAGTTAATGCCCATAATTTGAGATAAACATCATGAGTGATTGATAAGTTTGATGATGGATCGGCCATCTTATTAAATATAATATTTGAATAATATACTAGGTCTTCGCGCATTATTTCAAATGTCGAATCATCAAGTATTGGTAATTGAGGCAGATGTTTGTAACTGATCTTTTCATCAGAAGAATAACAATACTTTCTAATTGTGTTTAATATCAAATATCCTTTGTTTGATGGATTGTTATAGATTTTCCAATCACCAATATCTTCAATTTCTGATAGATGTTTACCAGTTAATTTTTTCAGCCGATGTTTATATTTATGACCTAGGGCTGAATATGCTATCGCGTGACCAGTTTTACATGTTACTGATGAAGCAAATTTTTGAGATGCTTCAATTGCTAGAAGCTTATTAAAGCTGATGGAAATTCCTTGACCTTTCATCTTCCTAGCGAGTGCTAGCAATAAAAAGGTTTTGCCTGATCCAGGAGGAGCTTGAATTGCATAATCTTCGCCGGATAGGATTGTGTTTATATGTGATTCTTGTTCAGCGGTTAGTGTTTTGCCTTTATAAGTTATCATCCTTTTTATCCTTTTTCATTTTACGATAATTTCGTCTATGCCAAGATTTATTTTTTACTGGAAAGCCTGCTTTATTAACATCAGGTGGATAATGCTCACATCCAGTAGTATATCCTATTGGAGAATCCTCGCATAAAGCTCCACAAATATCACAATAAAACGAAGACATAATTTGAATCCTATAAGACTAACTATTAAATTTAACATCACTTGGATAATAACAACCTTCCCAATCAGTTACTTCTAATGGTAAGATTTCATCAATAATTGCCGGACCGATGAAGAATCTATCATCTATACATTGATCTATTGCTTGCTGTTCAGTTGAAAATACTCCCTGGAAATACCAATCATGAGATTCTATATCACATTGACCTACTATCCAAACTTGTTTATTTGTCATAATTATTTTCTTCATTAAAAGTTTTATTCATTGCTTCTGCTATTTTATCTGCTACTTCTTTAGCATATACTTTAGTAAAAAGTTTATCCTCACAAAATATACTTCATGGATCACAGCAACATGTTTCAGGATGACAATTACATCTTGTTCTTTTTACTATATATTTCATAGTTATTTCTCCTTAGAGATTAATTGCTTGATTGCTTCAAGTGATTCTTCTGTTGGTCCAGCTGATGGACTGATACAATTATCCATGATTGTTGTGAATACTGAAAGACGCAAAATATGACTCAGCGAAGACAAGTCTGCTGGATTAACTCCTCGTTGAATCAAACCATCACGAAGTTTTGCAATTTCTTCAATTGGTAATCTTGTAGCACATACTTTAGTTGCCATTATATAATCCTTTGAAATGTTTAATTAATCTTCTTCCAACCACTCAGCAGGTGGACTAAAATCACTGATGGTTGAAATTTCTGATTCTGTTTCGATTGTTGATTCTTGTTTATTTAATAGCTTGTTTAAATTTGTAATAGCTGTCGATTCTTGATGTGCTAGATGATCATGATTAAGAGGTTCCATTTTATTAATAAATTCATCTAATGAGATGGATGATTTCTTTTTAGGTCCGATTGATAAGATTTCATTTAAATCATCTACGTTGATTTGATCATTTGTGCGTAATGACATTTTTGCCAGATAATCATAAAAACAGTCTTTGACAATTTGTGATATTGTTTCGAATTGATAATCTTTATCAAGTGATCGAAGCACTTTTAATGCTCTGGCCAATTGATATGGAGATACACGAAAATTTATTTGTGGATTTGACATTTTAATGCTCCTGAATGTGGAATGCTGGAAACTGGTTGTTCAAATATGAACGCACAGTTTTGATTGTTTAACTTTGTTTCAATTGTGCCATTACTAACAATAACTGATCAGATGTTAGCGCAGCTAAGAGTTTTTCTGCAACTTCTTGTTCAGTCAATTTTGTTGATGTTGTTTCATCTTTTGATGTTATGTTAATCTTTGTCTTTTTAACTATTGGAATTTGTATTCTATTTTCTAGTTCAGCCAATCTGACTTCTATAGCTGTTAGATATGATTGCACTAATCGACGATCTTCTTGAGCTTCTTTGAGAAAAGATTCGTAGTTTTTCTCTCGATGAATTGTTGCAGTTAAGGTTTCTTGTACCAAAGGAATTTGTTTACGAATATTTGATATTTGTTGTTCGATTGAGTTATTAAAATTCATTTTTATTTCTCCTTATGGTTTGCGAGCGCTTGTTTTGCTTCTTTAGTGTCAAGCATACACCATTCACCATCTGAGTTTCTCTGTAATATTCCTCTTGCTCTATCTACCCTCTCAACAAGATCTTTCAGCGCCTCCCGCAGCTCCTTGACCTCGGCTTCGAGCGGATTGTGGCGGGTGTTCCAGCACTTTACTGCCTCTTCTCTTGTTGTAAACGTCTGGAAAATCCAAGGACAGTCAAGATTCTTGCATGATATTGACCACGGGTCGGCTACTTTTATTCCATCTTCAAAAATTAAGTGTGCTTCGTTTCCACACGGGCATGGTTTAAGTTCCATCACTTCACCCGATTCCTTTGGTTCAGGAATATATCCAGCAATTTTCAACGCTTCGTCAAGCTCGGATTCGCTCATTGAATCTATAGTATCTAGAGCTTTTTTGAGTTCTTTTTCTAAATCCATCACTTCACCTCAACAGTCCACGCGGAACCATCTTCACTTTTAAGAAGTTTGTCGGCGCATTGTTTATGAAATGTTCTTGGCAATGAATCATCAACGTGAATCAGCTTTGCAAGTGTTCTCCCCCTGAGATGCCGCCCGCATAAAAAGCACGGAGCAAGCCTTCTCCGTTGACGCTTTCTTCCTAATTCATCAAGGTATTCATTACTGTTTGAGAGTTCATCTGCAAGCTCTATGTTATTCATATCATTTCACCTCAACCAGCCGGTAAACGGCCTTGTCGTGTTTGATTAGTCCGCCGTCTTTCCATTCGGTTGGTAGTTCTCTATCGCTCACAACCATCGATAGGGCTAGTAGTCCCAACATGCACCCAAACATAAAGGATGCCAACAATTCACCAAAACTGTAATTCATCCCCACATCCTCTCCTGTTCTTTTTGCACAACATCCTTCTTAACCCCAACCCCAACCCCCAACCTCACCCGCTCCTTGCACTCAGCGTACCGCTTCGAACTCGACCGGTACACGCGGCGGCCACGTTTCATACTATCACCTTATTTAAATGTTTTATTTATCTTATTTATCACTCTATTCATTTCTGCGCGAATTTCAATTTGTTTTTCAATTCCGATTTGTTTAGCTATTTCTAGCCATGAGACATTCTCATCGAGCCATTCTAATGTATCGGAGAGTTCGTTAATACCGTAAGGATCAATATTTTGTGTGTTTTTATCTTTCATGAGATATACCATAGAATGATTTTAGTGATTATTAACATTGCATCAATTATTACAATAAAGACAATTTCCATTAGATCTTTATATTGCTTGTTAAAAATAATAAATGACCAGATAAATGCGAAAACAAGCAATAAATTAGTAATTGTATTCATTTGATTCTCCACAAATTTATTAACATTGTATTGACTAATGAGATATTAATCAATATCATGGTAATAAATATAGGCAGTTTTATAACATGCCCAGGTTAATAAATTTAAAGTTTATCTACCATAGATTTAAGTTCTTCAAGAGACATTCCTCCAAGTTGCTCATTTTCCTTTTGAGCAATAAGAGCAAGCAATTGCTGCTTTTTCTCTTTATTACTCCTGATACGAGCATTTTCTTCACGTTCAAGAAGTTTTACTTCAATGATATGTTTTATAATATCAAATGACAATTGTATAAATTCATCAGACTCTGTTTTCTTAGTTACAAAGCTAACAACATCTGATTCTTTCAATTGTTTAAAGAGTTCTTTAGCAATATCATCAAGATTTACTCTTCCAGAATTGCTAGTCAATGGAAGCTCCCATACATCTTCAATACTCAACATACCTTTAGAAGTATTGAATCTCAATTTCATTCTACTTGCTTTCTCAAACATAATATTTCTCCTTATTAGAAGTTTATTTTCAATTGCCGAGTAAATGAACCCGACACCTTACACACTTTGAATTGATGCCTTTTTTACTGCTTTTGATAATTCATCTGCAACGATTTGATATATTCCGCCGATTTGAATGTCCCAAATACTAATTAGTTTGTTATTACAAATTGAAAGCATTGTACCTGCGTTGCGAATAAAAGATTTACAGCATTGGCAATCATGTTTTGTACGTTCTCTGAAAATTGGATTAGAACCTTCTGGAAAACTTTTTAAATATAAATTCCATAGATAATCTTTATCAATGTTTGATCGATAGATAGTACCATGATTTTGCATCTCATTAAATTGACGTTGAACTGCTTGTTTGAATTGAGTAAACATTTTTTCCTCCATAATTTATTAATATTGTAATGAATAACAATTTTTGTTACTCATTATCATATTAATAAATTAAGCCTTTTTACAACATGCTTAGGTTGCTTGAAATTAAAAGAGATTAATATTAAACCAATAAGACAGGAATAATGCTATGGTTTTTAATCCATAAGCAACACAAACCATGAAAGCGATTAGTAATAACCAAATTGTTAAACTTGCTAGTGTCCTAACAATTAGATCTTTGAAGTAATCAACTGAAAAGTTGAATTTATTGGTTGCTTTTAAAGGTTTTAAATTTTTCATAGTTTTTATTTAAAGTGAAAGTTAATGGATGCACTCACTCCTTGGGTGTGGTCAGCAATGAAAGCTCCGAAATCTAGAGTGATTTCATTCATTGATTGGCTGTTATGGATAAGCCAGGATTTGCCGATTCCAATGGCGATTGCATTGGAATCTTCAAAATCACTTAGACCGATACCAATCATGGTGCCGTTATTCTTTGGGTGGTCGATTCGAGAGAGTGCGAGAGTACCTGCGATACCACCTTTATAATAATCAGGAAGATATGCATTTGAGCCGTTGAGGCCATTTGTTCCGTTGATGCCATCTTTGCCGTCGATGCCATTCACGCCGTTAGTGCCATTTGTTCCTGGTATTCCTTGTTCGCCCTGGATACCTTGGATTCCTTGTGGCCCGATGGGGCCGACTGGACCTTCCGGGCAGGTAAAACAAGATGTTTCACAAGCCATTATTGAGGAAGCCAATACAAGGGAAGCAAAGATGGTGGTTGAAATTACTTTTTTCATGGCAATACTCCTTCGTGTTTGAGATCCATTGTTCGCATACCAAATTTTGATATGACGTTATCGAGTTTACAGCTTATTCGTTGAAGTTGAATAGTTTCTTCATGCGTTAGATATGGAGAGTCTGAATCTGTCATACTTTGAATATTGTTTCGCATTTGACATAAGCGAGCTTTGAAATGGTTACGTTGCTTTAATGGGGATGGAAGAGAATTTTTTGGCTTAAATTCATCAATACAGATAAAAGATGTGATGGTGCAATTTGGATATTTGAACATAAATCGATGAAGTAATTCATCATTGTTATTAGCTTCCATGATGAATGTTTTTACTTTATTTTTGTTATATCCATTTCTTGTAGCTTCAACTTTGTATCTGTACATGATGATTGACTCCGTTTAATGTTTTGGTTTTAACTCAGCTTTACATGAACGACAGATATCATAAAAGATACCGTCTATCATGATTGTTGAAATAGTCCAATCAAGTACTAATTTGCCACATTTTTCACAATATTCCTGTCCAGCTGGTGGACGTTTCTTATATTTAGTTGAGTTTTTCATGGTTTTTTTATTCGAATAATGTTTAATTTTACATATTTGCCTTTGTCATTAATTGATATGATGTTACCTTTTGAGGCGAGATGCTCTGCTAGAGCATTTGCCCATTGTTTATTTGGTACGATTGCTGTGATTTTCATGATTTACTCCTTATTTAATAAGTTTTTTACAATCTTGACAAATTCCCCAATTTTAATTTCATGCTTTGCTCCTTTGTTTGTTTGACTTTTCTCCACAAAGGAATGGGATTCGTAAATCCCATTCGTTCGGAGAGAATTATCTGTGTCCGTATGGTAATGGTAATTGTTTGCTAATATTGCACCAGAAATTAAATCCTTGTGGAGTTGTATTCCAACAGAAAGTGTCAATTAATTTATCTCTTGATACTAATCTTTTTAACTCTACTTCTTCATAAATATCGCTTTGTGTAATGCCTCTTGCGATGAGTAAAGGAATTCTTCGCTTCATAAATAATGCCGCTTGACGATTTACTTTCTTGACTTCATTAATTAGTTCGTTAGTCATGATTGTAGTCTCCTTTAATTTAAGAATTATTTAACCCATGCTTTGGCCTTCTCTGTACTTACCTTCCCACGGGTGGATGCAAACATTGCCTGCCCGATCACTAATTCCCTGGGATAATCCCCCTTAATGAATTGATCCCAGTTTGCCATAATCTGCGCTTGAAGCTCCACAATGTACGCCTTTAGTGCATACTTCAACATTGTGGCATCATCGCATTTTTCCACGTTAATTACCACTTCATGAAGATTCTTCAAGGCCTTCTCTTCAGCATTCATTGCCACTTTGAATTCTACTTTCATTTTTGTGCCTCCTTATTTTCTAAATATTCTCTAATTTTGTCCGGCCATACAGGCCTATGACCCATACTAAAAACTGCTACTTTACAGCCTTGCCCTTCAAGTGCTTCAATAATTCTGTTAGCAAATACTCTTCTAGTTTTTATCATTAATAATTCATTTGTGTAAGGGTTAATATAGTCAATAATAATTTCTTGATTGTCCCTATTACAATATCCTTCCATAATCTTACCTCCTACTGGTTGATTGATAACTTCCCTTTTGATGATCCCATTATACACAATCCGACCATGTTTGTCAACTCCATGTAAGCGAGCTTCTATTACTTAAAATTAAGATCAATAAAAGTTCTAATAAAAATAGGTGTAGGTTCATTTTTTCTTACACCTATACATCTACGCAATATTTCTCTTGCTTCTATTGCAGTTTTACATTTAGAAATTCGTTTAAGCATAATAGTTTTATTATACCCATTCATTCCATACTCAGCTCGTTTAATAGCCTCTTGATACTTTTGATCTTTTGACTTCATAGGTAATTCCTCCATCAGTGGTTGGTGAGATGAGTTCATCATATATTATAATACAACCAATTAAAGCATATAATATACTTGCAATTGATTTTGTTTCAATATTTAAAGCTGCTTTGTTAGCAATTAATTCTAATTCATTAATTAAAATTTCTCTGATATCTAAATCTTCTCTTGACATAGCATTTTCTCCAATATTATTTAACTTTAACTATGATACCGTTTTCAACTACGGCGGTTGCGTACCATTTGTGTGGTTCTGGATAATGTGGACCTTCAATATATTCGATACCGTTTTGATTGGCAGGAAATGGTCCAGGTGAAAAGACTGTTACTTTTTGACCTTTAGCGATTGCTTCTTTGAGAGCTTTTTTAGTTTTGAAATTTGGTGAACAATACATAAGTTATGCTCCTTTGTGAGTTAATTATTGAAAGATGGTGTTCGGTAAGGTCCGGGCATGGTGTACGTTAACCCGTTAACAGGTAACAGTCAAGCGTTTTTTACCGTTGGGTGCGTTTTTGTGTCGAGTGGTGTTAGGGCTGGCTAAAAAGTTTACGGGTTGACAAAGATTTTCGGCGCTATAAGCAATACAGAGAGTTAAGGTTATTTATAGGTTGTAAGTCATTAGGTGATTGGCTGACTCATTGAGGGTTAGGACTGTTGGAAGAGTTAAGGTTATTTATAGGTTATGGTGATATGTTTGCATCTTCGATACAATGGTGTGTAATTCAGAATGATGGGTTGTAATTCATTTAGATGGTTGTACGATCGTCAGCGAAGCTGACTTGCTGTTCACGAAATGGCCCGGAATTGAACAAGGGTAAGTGGTTGATTTTATTGGGATGGTGATGCCCGTTTACGTTACGTTGCCAGCCTACCCCCTTTCGTTAGTGTTAGGGGTGCCTTAGTTAGTTAGTTTAGTAAATTTTTTTTATAAGACCCTAACTTAAAGGTAAAGGGGGGGGATGACAATACAACGTAAACAAGCGGCAGACATATAATAAAATCAGGCACTTAGCCCTGTTCATTTTTGCCCGAAAACGTGAACAGCCTGTGGAAGGCTATAACTGTATTCAAATGGCATAAATTGATAGAATTTTCAGCGAGTTATCATGGTTCGAGATATTGAAATGGTTAAATTGATTGCAATCGAATAGAGGCTGTCAAGTCCTGTGGTTCAAGGACAAATTTACGGGTCGATGGTCGGGAAACAGGGTCAAGCTGGTGGTTGTCGTGGCACGTGACGGGTTTTCGGTGGTTACGGGTAGGATAATACCTATAGGACCAAAAGACGCTTAGAACCGATGTTACCGCGCCGGCAACGTAAACGTGAAAAAGCCCACTAGAAACAACTCTAGCAGGCTTTAATAATTTTGGCTAAACAGCCGATTTGATTGTTCAATAATTATTTGATTTTGGCAATTATGGTGTTTCGCTCATTGTTGATTGTTTCAATGGTGTTAGTGGCTCTACAGGCAACTAGATAACCTGTGACGAGGATGCTAATGATTCCGATGATGATAATTGTTTTCATGATTGGCTCGTTTGAGTGGTTGTTATTTGATTGAATCAAGAATAGTTCCAGCGGTCTCGAATCCGTAAGTTTCAGTCAACGTGGCAAGAATTGTATCCTCGTCGAGTCCGGCCATTTTCATGGCGCTGGCAATCTTAACGCCAACGTCCATAATTGCTTGTGTAATCTTCTTACTTCCTCCAGAATTAGGTCGGTTTGTAATCTCCCACCTGTGACCGTTGACATTCGACTGGCCGTAACTGATCGACCATTCATCAGTTTTCTTTACAGCCTTAAACTTGGCCCGACAATCAATTAAACCTTTCTGGATACCTTGCTGGAGCAATGCATGCGTGTATCCATTTTCATTTGCCCAGGCTAACAATTTACTTGCATCTTCAAATTGTTCGCTGGTTGGAAACAGGTTACGCGGTAATGAATGAGCGACTTCAGCACCGTGACCAGGTACGCTAGTGGTGGTCTTCAAAGTATCGAGAATTTCGAAAATTGACTGTGCCATAGTAATTCTCCTTTGTTTAGATTTTTCGGCTATGCCGAGGGTGAACGGAAAACTTTTTTCCGCTCTGTTAATTTCAAGGTAATAACTTTTGAAAGGGAAGTCAAGAATTATTTTTCAAGCTACTTTCTCTTTCGTTGTTTGTGAAGATAATACTTTTGTCGAATGAGTCAAGAATTATTTTTCGACTTTTGAGATTTTATTTATTCACGTAGGTTAATAAATGTTGTGCGTTCAACTCGTGATGCATGTTGCTTGGTTATGTAGGAACGATTTTTATTTGTCTGAACCTTGTAGTACGTTGATGCCTCGTTTCTCTATACTAAATAAGGCTTCTCTATATAGAGTTGAGCACCAAAACACTTCTATAAAGTTACCATTTGACACCATCCATTTTCCACCCAACAAATCAAATCCCTCAAACCAATTTATAACCCAAAACTTTCTGTTCACATATGAACAAGTGAGCTGCGCTCACAAAACTTAACCTCCATAACCAACTTGGGAACAATTTCTAAATTCACACAATCTCCAAATATCTAACCACATAATATTTATCTCACAAACAATTAATGATCCTTCAAAATATTACACCCACTCAATGAATGGTACCAAAAGTAGCCAAAAAATGTTTTTTGGTCAAATCCACTTTTATCATTGCACTTCCCTCCAAAGTATGTAACATTGCAAAGTAGGCTTATCCTATTGATTTTCCACACCATTTATCCCATAGAAAACTTCTTTGCGATAGCCTACTTTTTAAACCTCTTAATCATTGCACCACAAAAGATTCCCATGCTAAAAGAACTTCGCTCTCAACATAGAACAGTCCTTCAAATGAAATTTGCTGGATTCACCAATATCGAAATCGGTGAAAAGACTGGCATGACCAAGGAAAATGTCTCCCTCATCGTCAGATCACCACTTGGCAAAGCTTATATTGATGGCTTGCAAGATCGCGCTAAAGAATCAGTTCTCGACGTCCGAAAGAAACTTGTCTCCCTAAATGAAGGCGCTCTCAAAACTTTCGAACGTCTAATCGATCCCAAAACAAAAGCTCCGCATGCGGTTCAATATAACACCGCCAAAGATATCTTAGATCGCAATGGATATAAGGCTCCCGACAAATACGTAATCGACATGACATTGTCGACCAAAACAGATGAAGAACTCGACGCAGAGATTAACGCACTCGAATCATCAATCAAGCGCGTGGATAATATTAAAGAGTTACCTACTGAGACGAAAAAGATAATTTCCGAAGTAAAAAATATTCCTATCACTCAAGTAATTGAATCTCCATCAAAAGAAGAAGTCCTCGATTATAACTTCTTTCAAAATGATTCAGAAACACAAGAATTGATTGATTCATTACCTGAAGATTTACTTACAAACTTTGGACCTCAATAATATTTGTCTCCTATCAAATGATAGAATCCTTTCAAAATATAGATCATTTATCTCGTGATCAAAAAGAGCAATATCTAAAACTCTTAAAAGAAAAAAACGCTCGCATAAGTCAAAACAAAATCAGTCAATACTATCCAGAAACTGGCCGCCTCTCTCGACATAACTATCCAAAACATATGAAGTTCTTTGAAATGGGAAACCATTACCCTGAACGATGTATGATGGCGGCTAACCGTATTGGCAAATCTGAAGGCGTTGGCGCATATGAAATGGCCCTCCATCTCACTGGACGTTATCCAGATTGGTGGACCGGCCATAGATTCACCAGAGCCATCAATGCCTGGGCCGCAGGAACTACTAGTACCACCGCGCGTGATATCGTTCAATATAAATTAATCGGTCCTACTGAAGAATTTGGCACTGGAATGATTCCAGCCAAATATATTATTAAGACCACACCTAAAGCTGGTGGAACACCTAATGCAGTAGACACCATTTTAGTTCGCCACATCTCTGGTGGTATCAGCCGATGCAAAATAAAATCATACGCTGAAGGCCGAAAGTCATTCGAAGGTACCGAACAAGACATAATCTGGCTCGATGAAGAATGTCCAATGAATATCTATACTGAATGTGTGACTCGGACCATGACAACTAATGGCCTAATCATGCTCACATTCACTCCATTGGAAGGACTCACAGATACAGTCCTACAGTTCATGCCAAATGGAAAACTCGAAGAAACCCAATCTGGAAGTCGTTTCTTAATTCAAGCAACATGGGATGATGCTCCACACCTAACAACCGAACAAAAAGAAAAACTCTTTGCTGCCTTACCTCCTCACCAAAGAGAAGCTCGATCGAAAGGTGTACCACAGTTAGGTGCTGGAGCAATTTATCCTATTCTTGAAAGTAACATAACTGTCCAAGACTTTCCTATTCCTGATCATTGGCTTCGCTGTTATGCACTCGACGTAGGATGGAAAAAGACTGCATGTTTGTGGGCAGCTACTGATCCAACCAGCCAAATATCTTACTTATATTCCGAATATTATCAAGGCCAAGCTGAACCTATCATCCACTCAGAAGGTATCAAGGCTCGTGGAGTATGGATACCTGGAGTAATCGACTCAGCTGCTCATGGACGTTCGCAAGAAGACGGAAAACAACTGTTTGACATCTATACTCAGCTTGGCCTTGACTTAGAAAATGCTAATAAATCAGTAGAGGCTGGACTATATTTAGTCTGGCAAATGTTATCTACGAACAAATTGAAGGTGTTCGCATCATTAGTTAATTGGTTTACCGAGTTTCGTTTATATCGACGAGATGAAAATGGTCACATCGTAAAAGAAAATGATCATCTTATGGATGATACTAGATATCTTGTAATGTCTGGATTAAAACGGGCAAGAGCGAAGCCTTACTGGGAATTTGACGCCTGGGAAGAAAGTGACATATATCAAGAAGTAAACGCAAATTATATTACTGGATATTAATTTTTTATCTCTAACAAGTTATAATATGATACGAATGCGGGGCGCAAGCCCCGCCTGGT